TAGAAAAGGAGTTTTTTGAATGAGAGTAATTTCACAGGACGGTTCAATAGATGTTTCTTATGAAATGGCAGTTGTTTATGTTGAATGCGAAGGTGTTATTGCCAAAGTTGGTGATAAAAAATATGTAATGGGTAGTTATTCAACAGAAAAAAAGGCAGTTAAGGCTATGGAAATGTTGAGGGAGCATAATGAGGGTGTCATTTTTCTCAAAACAATAATAAATACCGAAAAAGGTACTCCGTTCGTAAGTGGTTTGTCGAAAACTGATTTTAACAAGCTGACGCAGAATTATTTTCAGTTTCCACAGGATAATGAAATCGAGGTGTGAGTATGAGATTAAAATGCTTAGGCTCATCGTCAGCCGGAAATTGCTATCTGCTAACTTCCGACAGTGGAGAAACACTTATCCTTGATTGTGGAATACCGATTAAGGAAATCAAGAAAGGCTTGGATTGGAACATAAGAAATGTGGTTGGCTGCATAGTCAGCCACGTTCATTCAGACCACAGCAAGTCAGTAAAGGATTTTAAAGCTATGGGAATACCAGTATTTGCCCCATGCATAAGCGAAAAACCTATGAAAATTGGTAATGGAGATTTTAGAGTACAGGCATTTGACCTAACAACGATAGACGGAAGTTGGACACACACAAACGCAGACGGTAGCGAATGCCCTTGCTTCGGATTTTTAATCACTCACCCGGAAATGGGAAAAATGCTTTACATCACTGACACAGAATTGATTAAGTGGAAGTTTAAGGGCATAAATCACATTTTACTCGGTGTGAACTACGACAAGGATTTAATCGGCGGGGATAACGCAGGCAAAGCTCACGTTTTCAGAGGTCACTTATCCATTGACACGGCTTGCGATTTTGTTAAAGCAAATCATTCAGACAGCTTGCAGAACGTCATAATGTGCCATCTATCAGGTGAAAATTCTGATAGAGATAGTTTTATTGAGAAGATGAAAAAAGTTGCTTGCGGGGCAAATGTGAGTGTTGCAGAAGCCAATAAAGAATGGATTCTAAAAAATCCGAATGAATGTCCGTTTTAGAAAGGAGTAAACAAGCATGAAAGTTAAAGAATTAATTGAGGAATTAAGCAGATACAATCCTAATGCAGAGGTTGAATGTACATATAGCAATGATACGTTTAACATTAATGAAATTGTGGATAAAACGTTTGCAACATTTTATCCTACGGTACTTATAGAGCTTGAAAATCAAAATTTGAAAGGAAACTAGAAAACATGATTAAAGGCAGAAAAGTCTATGACCCACTGACAGATACTTGGAGTACTGGATATTGGATTGTGGACGACAAAGGAAATTATTACCCGGTGTGGTAGAAAGGAGCAGAAATGAATATCGATGATTTTATAAAACGTGCGAAAGAAAAAGCAGAAGAATATAAATATCGTGCGAGCTTTTTTGAGAGCAGTAATCCCATGAATACAGCTTGCATTAAAGTCGCAAAAGACCATGAACAGTTAGCTGAATGGCTTGAAAAATCCAAGGAATATCAGCAGCTAGAGAAACAGGGAAAGCTAATCAAGATACCGCTTGAAGCGTACTGCATTGTGGATTTTGAAGTACGAAAAGGCTTTGTATTAGAGGAAACATATCATATGAGTAGAAAACCTTTGCTAGTTGTTCGATATGATGATAACACTCTCAAAAGCCATAGTGGATACTTAGGAATTTCGGTATTCCTCACAAAATCCGAAGCAGAAGCAAAACTGAAAGAATTGAGAGGTGTAGAAAATGAAAGTAGTAATTGACATACCTAAAGATTTCACAGGAGATTATATTGCTGACAAATTCAAAGATTTCTTTTCAAGGGTTATTGCGGATATTGATTGCAAAGGTATGTGTGGTAGATACGAGAAAGAAATTGCTGAAATGTTTTTAAAAGCATTTGATGATAGCGAAGAAAAGATTTCTTGCAACTGCCAGCACAACAGCAATTCGAGAGATAATGAGTCTTGTTGCAAATGTGGTAGAAAAAAGACCAATGCCGACAGAATAAGGAATATGCCGGGTGAAGAATTGGCAAAATACATTTACGATGTGTCTGAACATTGCGCAGACTGTGTTGTGTGCGGCGATGACTGTGACAGTTGCGATGGTACAGAAGATATTTGCGTGCCAAAGATTGTTGAATGGTTAAAAACAGAAAGCGAGGATTAGAAATATGATTAAAACTGAACATGGAGTAGTAATTGTAAAAGGCAACATTGTTGAACTTATGGCAGACTTAGGGATTATTATTTACAGTTTGAATAAGGATATAACTGCAAAGACGGACGAAAAGTGCGCTAAAGAACTGCTTGACATGGCTTATAAAGAAGCGTTTGTAGAACCGAAAACAGAGAAAAAAGCTGAAACTAAAGAACTTCAAGAATTATTAAATCAACTTGCTAAAATTTTATCAAAATAGAAAGGACATGGATTATGAATAAAGTAATTTTAGTTGGTCGGTTAGTACGTGACCCCGATGTAAGGTATTCACAAACTGGGAATGGCAATATGGCGGTAGCACGGTACACATTAGCTGTTGACCGTAAATTCAAAAAAGAGGGCGAGCAGAATGCAGATTTTATTAATTGCATTGCGTTTGGAAAATCGGGAGAATTTGCCGAAAAATATTTCTTTAAGGGAATAAAAATTGCAATCAGCGGCAGGATTCAGACTGGAAGTTATACGAACAAAGACGGTCAGAGAGTTTACACGACTGATGTAGTTGTTGAAGAACAGGAGTTCTGCGAAAGCAAACAGAATCAGCAGAGTAACGGCATAATTCAGCCGAATAGCAATGTTGACAGCGATGGATTTATGAGTATTCCCGATGGAGTGGAAGACGAAGGTTTACCATTTAATTAAGGAGGCGTGAGTATGACAGAGAGTGAAGCAATTAAAGAGTTTCATCAGAATATTGATATGCCATTTGGAAGTAACATATCAAGAGAAGCGTCTGAACTTGCAGTATGGGCGCTTGAAAAGCAGATACCAATGAAACCTATTTTAAAAAATGGAGAAAACGGGAGTTTTGTTGATTATGAAAATGGACACGGAGAATACAAAGTAACAAAATGGCAAGATTGGGTATGCCCTATTTGCGGTTGGTTTGTCGGACAGAGATATAATCGGTCTCAAAACCATTCACACGACCAAAGGAAATGTAATTACTGCAATGAGTGCGGTCAAATGATAGATTGGAGTGATGAAATTTGAATTATCAAAGTATTAGGCAGGCAAAAGCGATTGAACAGAACAATAAAAAACGTTTATTAGAAGTCAATCCAAAACTTGACGAGGAGAGCGGCATATACTTTTTGACACGAATTGATGAAAACGGATTCAAGTATGCCTATATCGGGCAGGCTGTACATATTCTGACAAGGCTTGCACAGCACCTTGTCGGATACCAACATATTGATTTATCACTCAAAAAACACAAATTGTACTCAAAAAGCAATCCTTGTGGCTGGAAGATAGGATTTCTGCATTTTCCTAAGTCGGAACTGGATAAACAGGAACAGCATTATATCAAAGCATATGCCGATTATGGTTATCAGTTGCGAAATAAAACAAGCGGTTCGCAGGGCGAGGGCAAGGCACAGATTGATGATTACAAGCCGTCTAAAGGCTACCGTGATGGCATACAGCAGGGCAGAAAGAATCTTGCAAAGGAACTGTCACACATTGCAGAAAAACACCTTAAAATCGAAATCAGAGAGGATAAAAGATATAACAAGGTGTCGCAGAAGCAGTATGAGAAGTTTATGGATTTATTGAAAGTAGGTGACGAATAATGCGTTTTTTGGAACAGTGTCCGTATATTACGCCTTGTGGTTATTGTAGCCGCTTAGGCAAAGAGTGTGAAGAGAGTAGAAAGAAACCAAAGCCGAATGAAATGCAAAAAAATGGTAAATTTTTGAAAGCTGGTGAAGAAAATGCTAATTCCGAAAGTTAAAGCCAAAGAATTTGAAAAATTCGGATTTAAGAAATGTAAGGGTGAATATGGAAAGAACGGTTGTTATTATCTTTGCGTTTCAAGGGGATGCAAAATGCTTTTTGTGAGCAGTGCGATTTTTGATGTTGATGATTGGAGAGATAATGACCCAAGAATGCACAAAGACGCAAATTGCCAATACAGGGACCACAGGACATATCTTGATATTATCTACGAACTTATTAAGGCAGATATGCTTGAAAGCAGGTGATTCAGAATGAATGATTGTAAAGGCTGTAGATACGAAAACAGCACAGATATAGAGGTACATTTAGAATTTTGTACAAATTGTAAAAGAGCCTATTCCAATGAAGAAGATAGAGAATTTCACGAAGATAGGTATAAAACTGTAGATTAAAAATCAAAGAAAGTAGGTAATTCAGTTGAAAGATAACCAGTGCAGAGTTTACAAACACACATACAAATGCCCGAAAGACAAGTGTGACGGCTGTCATCGGCGCATGAGCAGATTCTACTTAATACAGGAAATTGTAGAAATTTTGATGAAATCAGACACACCAATTGGAGAGGATTAATGCAAATGAAAATCAAAAGCATAATAAAAGGAATCGTAAGAGGTTTAGTCGTAATAATGTTTGCCGCAGGAACATTTGTGATTTGCAAATTGATGATTTCCGTATATTTTCATCAGATTATTACATTTCTACTTGTAGTTGCGGCTATATCACTGATATGCTGGGCATTTGAGTGATAGGAAAGGATATGGCATGACAAAAAATGGACAGTTTGAAATAACTGATTTTTTAAGAAAGGAAAGCCGATTATGACAGATGATACAAAACACGAAATACAAATCTTACTTGACCTGTTAAAATCCAGCCTTACACGGAACGGCGTAAGCATGGCAACTGACAGAGAGGGAAATTTGATGTTTTTTGATACCTCAGAATATAACCGAAGCGGTGGCAAGACATTTGACGGATTTAGAATCAATATTAATGATTTAGTAAAGTAACAAAGCAACGGAACTTGAATAACAGATAAGGGGCGATAATATGGCAATATATCGAAATGTCCAATTGGCATTTTGGACGGATAGCAAAGTTGAAGATGATTTTACACCGGAAGACAAGTATTTTTACATGTACATTTTAACTAATCCACAGACGAATATCTGCGGGTGCTACGAAGTGAATTTTTCGCAAATGGCAAGACATACAGGCTATAGCAAAGACACTATCGTAAGGCTTCTTGAGCGGTTTGACAAAGTACACAATGTTATAAAATACGATTCAAGTACGAAAGAGATACTGATATTGCGGTGGTACAAATACAATTGGAATAAATCGGAAAAAGTTCTTGCAGGAGTATTGAGTGCGGCAAAACGGATTAAATCTGAAAAATTCAGAAAATACGTTAATGATATTGTTGATTCAATCAGAAATGACACACCATTATTAGACCACAGCATTGAAGAAACATCTGATACCAATTTGCCCGACAATGCAAATGAAAAGGAAAACAATGTGGTGTATATGAATGTTATCGACTACTTGAATAAAAGATGTAATACTAAATACCGATACAATGCGCAGGCAACAAAACGGCATATACACGCAAGGATAGAAGACGGGTATAAAGAATCTGATTTTTACGAGG